TCACCTAACATAGATGGCTATAGTTCAGATGGTTACTATGGCGCCATTGTTGATGGTAAGATGGGTGTCAGTATTGATTACTCTACTGGACTACTGACATTGAACTTCAGCAATTTGTACCAAGATCCGGTTCTGCAAACTTTGAGCACTAAAATTCAAGTTAACGTCTTCCTAAAGAAGGGCGGATTTAACAACCAAACACTATTCGTAGATTCTACCAAGGTTCAGAATATGTTGGGTATGATTAGTGTCTTCAGTGGAGCCAATGATGGCGGACCATCTGCTCTAGTAGATTTAGGGTTTGATGTAACTGGTATCTTACCTATCCTACATGGCGGTACTGGACTTAATGCTGTGGGTGCCGTTGGAACGGTGCTTACTAGTACGGGCAGTGGATTAAGCTATCAGTTCGTTATTGCAGCCTCTGTGGGATATACTCCAGGCGCCGGCTACACTGCCTTCTGGGGACTTCCGCTACCTACTACGGTACAGCAAGCGCTAGATCGTATTGCTAAGGCGGTGTCCAATGGTACTGCTGGTCCTGTAGGCGTATAATTAGCTGCTTGTCCGCCAATTCCACGATATAGAGTGGAAGCATGAAGGTATGTTGGTTTGGTTTTCTAGGCAAAAATCACAGTTGGTCTATCGTGGCACAGAATCTCTCCCGAGAGCTGATCGCCATGGGACACGATGTGGATTTGTTTTCCACCAACGGCACCGAACATTTTCCTGAAGATTTGAAGCCTTATCTCAAAGGTTCGCTCCAGGATAATCAACAGGTCAGTGCTCAGGAGTATGCTCATTTGGTTGCCTCCAAATTGGGCGCCGCCTATGACATGCAACTGTCCTATACGGCTTTTCCCAACTTCGCTAGGTATTTTGTTCGTGGTGACAAAAACAGATTTGGAATTTGGAATTATGAAACCACTGTTCTTCCTAAAGCTTTTGGTAAGGCTTTCGTCTACGTTGATAAAGTATTGCCCTCTTCTCAATTCTCTAAAAGTATTTTTACTGCCAACGGAATGCCTGAGAACAAACAAGTGGTAGTACCGCATGGTATCTATCTGGACAGATTTCAGAATCTGGGCAAATACCCACTCAAGACTAAAAAGAAGTATAAGATTCTGTGCAACATTGCCCAGCCCCATTTGAGAAAGAACATCCCTGGTCTATTGAGAGCTTATGGTTTAGCATTCAATAAAACTGATGATGTGTGTTTGGTTCTTAAAGTATCACGTAAAAGTCCTCAACCAGGTTTTGATGTTCCATTCAATGATATTTACAATCGTTGGCAACAAGAATTCAAGAACCATGGTGAGGTAGAACTTATCGATAAGTTCATTGTGGATATTGAGCCTCTTTATAACTCTTGCGACGTGGTAATGACTATGGCACATGCGGAATGTTTTTGGATGCCCGGTTTAGAAGCATTTGCTGCTAACAAAATAGTAGTAGCTCCTCGCTATGGTGGTCAGTTAGAATACATGAACGATGACAACTCTATCTTGATTGATGGTAAAGAGATTAGAGCCGACCATCGCATGCAATATTGGGAGCCCTCCCCGTATGCCAAAGTTTTTGATCCAGATGTCAATCAATGTGCAAGCAAACTACGAGAGGTAATAAACAACTACGATGATTACCTAAAGAAGTTCTCCCCCAAAATGCGGGAGATATTGCCCGAATTAACCTGGCGAAAAGCAGCAGAAAGAATCGTTGCCCTATGCCGCTGATTATTGATTCCAATGGTAAAGGTAGATATGATCACCGTTTGAATAAAACATTGCTTAAACTCACCCTTGATCATCTAAAGCAACTATATGATGTCGCCCTCCATTTCGAGATAGAAAAACCTACAAGTAAGGCTTTGGATAAATGGGCTGAATTATACGGATTCGAGAAAAAACATGAGTAATCCGTGTAAAGCCAATAGTTATTTTCGTATTACCGCCAATGGTAAGATTGTCAGAAAAGGTAGTCGAATAATATTAGGATGGACCGTTAAAGAGTTTATTGGCGTAGCTGTCGTTAATCCACGTGGCGTTGCCAGAGGTAAGAAGTCTGTAATAGTAGGCGAATGAGGCATACCCTAATCATCGATGCTAGTGGTAAAGCAAGAAGGAAATCTCTGCGTGAGATAGGGGCAGAGGCTTTTAGAATAACTAAAGAAATCATAGTGGGTAAAAGACCAGGGAAGGTATATTTCTAATGAGAGCACTAATCATCAACTCTAATGGCAAAGCTGTTAAGAATAAAAAGAGAACTATCATACTGAAGCCACGACAGGTAGGCGCAACCACCATGAATAAAGCGCTTGAAACTTACTATAAGAAGAACTACTATGTCAAAATATGATTTCGCACTGGACATGAAGTCCAAAAACTCTCTGTCTGTTATTCTAGAGAACATCAAACCAGGGTCAACTGTGCTGGAGATTGGTCCAGCTCACGGTCGCATGCTAGGGAAGTGGGCGGACGTTCCGGTAACATTGAGCAACATATGGCTTTCGATATGATCAAGGCGGAGTGGGGCGATTACGATTATGTGATCTATGCTGATGTATTGGAACATCTAGTTGAACCAGCTACAGTTCTAACCGAAACCAAAAAGATACTCAAGGAAGATGGCTCTGTTTGGATCTCCATTCCCAATGTAGCTTACAATGGCGTCATTATTGAACTGATCAATGACCAATTTACCTACCGTGAAACTGGCTTATTAGATAGCACCCATCTTCGTTTCTTTACCATGAACTCTTTGGATAAGATGGTCAAGAAGTGTGGATTCAAGATTGGGTTCGAGCACAACTTACAGAACAAAGTAAGTCTCTCCGAGTTTAAGGATGCTTACACTAAAGTGCCACCAGCTATAGCCTCTTTCCTCAAGTTTAGACCGGGTGGAGAGGTCTATCAGATGATATGGGAGCTGAAAGTTGATGAGTAATTTAATCATACCATCTTCTTGGATTACGACCCCAGAAGAAGAGGCTAACAAGAAAGTGCTTAGCATTGTCATTCCAGTTTTCAATAAATGGAACTTTACTAAAGCTTGCCTCACCGACCTGAGTGGGTTGACAGACGACCACCAGATTATTATCATCGACAACGGCAGTACCGACGAGACTAATGACGAGATTATGAAACTCGCCGAGACGCCGGGACTGCGTTATAAATTAACCTACAAAAAGAATGAAGTTAACCTAGGGTTTGCCAAAGCCTGCAACCAAGGTTATAGTATGGCGATAGCACCCAACGTGCTATTTTTAAATAACGATATTCGCGTAAAATCCAATCATCAAGATTGGACTCAAGAACTGATCAAATGGTGCCCACAAGCGTTAGTAGGACCCACCATGGGACAATTAGATAACGAGTTGAACTTCGTACAAGAAGCAAATCGTTCTCTCCCAGGTAAATCTTACATGTCAGGTTGGTGCCTTGCATCTTCCAAAGAAATTTGGGACAAGCTGGATAATAGACGAGATACCATAGAACTCTACGATCGAACTCCACCTCCACAGATATTCTCTGAAGAATTTGGTTTGGCATACTTTGAGGATACGGATCTCTCATTTAGAGCTAGGAATTTGGGAATTGCTATGCACGTAATAGAGATACCAGTGGTTCATTTTGGCAAGCAGACAAGCCGCCAATTGAATACACACCAATTGTATAAACAAGCAAGACAAATCTTCGTCAAGAAGTGGAGTAAGGATAATGCCGGAGGGCGTAGAAGTTAAACTAAGCGCAGAGTTGATTAGACCGCTAGTAGTAGATAAGACCGTAGCCGTATTTTCTATGCACGGCAGGTACAAGAACTCCAATCCAGAAGGATTGAATGAGTTTAAGGATAAGTCCAAAGTTCTAGATGTGAAAACCAAAGGCAAGTTTATGTACTGGGTTTTCGAGAACGATTGGTATATGTTTTGCACCTTTGGAATGACTGGTCAATGGTCTCCAAAGAAGGGCAAACATCCTTGCCTAGGAATCGAATTTACTGATGGCAGTGAAATCTACTTCAATGATCCGCGTCATTTCGGTACCATCAAATTTGTTAAGGGAGAGGATAAACTTCGCAAGAAGCTATATGAACTGGGCTGGGATCCTCTCACCCAAGATAGAGAGAAGCATCAGCCATTCGTGACTGGTACTATTCTAGCTACCAATAAACCCATTGGTCAGATCCTAATGGATCAAAAAGTCTTTGCTGGTGTGGGCAACTACATCAGAGCAGAGGCTCTCTATCAAGCCAAGATTTCTCCTTGGCGTCCAGGCACCCTCATCACGAGAGAAGGCGCTGAATCTTTATGCAAAGCCCTTGTCGATGTGATGCAAGAGTCATACCGACATCAGGGCGCCACTATCCAGACCTACACCACTCCATATGGAGAAGAAGGTAGGTATTCCAGTGTGTTCAAAGTATACGGTCAAAAACAAGACCCATTAGGTAATCCAATTAAGAAGGAAGAGACGCCAGAAGGTCGAACCATTCACTGGTGTCCCGCAGTACAAAGTTAAGGTGTAAGATGAATACGACATTAGGAAAGATTTTAGTTATAGTGGGGCTATTCCTCACACTAGGAGCGTTGGGATTTATTATCTACAACCAGAGTCAGCTATCTAAACAACAGACGGCTATCCAAACTGAACAGGTAGCACAACGTCAATTGATTGATGGTATCGTGCGCAGCCAAACTAGCTGGGCAACTCAGCAAGATGTGGCTAACCTATTAGCTGCCAATGGCGTCAACGCTGATGCCCTCAAAGCAATTCAGAGTGACCTGGGCGATCTTAAGGCAACCATGACCACGGCTAACGTAGTCACGGTCAACAGTCAGGCTCAGAACGTTACTGGTCAGGCAAGCACGGGTACGGGTCCAAAGAATCCCGCCCCTCCTACAACGGTGGTGCCACCCGGTTGTCCTAGCCCGGATCCCTTCGGATTCATGCAAGCCCAACAGACTTACCAGTTGAACGAAGACTTTGGCAAGGTCAAAGTACCTTTTGGAACGGTAGGTTTCTCCGCTTTCCAAGCACAACCTTGGAGTGCTAGCATTCCGGCTCGTCAGTATACTATTGACAACATCATCGGTACAGATGAGAATCAGAGAAACTACGTGTACAATCAGGTCAATATCAAAACTGATGGTAAAACTTATACAGTGCCCGTTACCTCTTCTACTACTAAACAAGTCTATCCAACAGCCAAGTTTAGCTGGTGGAACCCTCGTTTGCATGCAGGATTTGATGGTGGCGTTAATATCAACCATGTCAAAGGTGAATTCACTCCAAATGTGGATGTTAGTTTGATGTCCTATGGTCAGTACAAGACTACCCCAGATTTCTCCATTCTTGGCGTGGGTGTTGGTTATCAAACCCAAAATCAGAGACCAGCCCTGATTATCAAGCCTGTTAGCTATAATTTTGGTAGGAACATCTTCTCGCCACTCATGAACAATACATATGTTGGTCCGTCTATTTCAGTAGCCCCTGATGGTAGTTGGACTGTTGGCGGTGGTATCCAGGTAGGTTTCTAATGCTACATATTCTTACTCCCACCTGGAATGGTGTAGATAAACTGACGAAATTGTACCAATCTTTAATTCCAGCCTTGGGTCATACTTCTTACACCTGGCATATCAAGGATAATGGATCTAAAGACAATACAGTTGAAACAGTTAAATCTTGGGAAGGTAATATCAGAGTAATTGCCTATAAAGATAATAGGCATAATTTTGCTGAAGGTATGAATTACCTCTTTCATAATGTATGTCCGCCCGATAATGATCTAATCATGCTACTTAATAATGATGTGATCTTTAATGATACGACATCAATCAATAACATGCTAGAAATTATCCAAAAGGATCAATCTGTAGGTGCTGTGGGAGCTAGATTACTGTACACTGGTACCAACAAGCTTCAGCATGCTGGAGTTGTTTTTGACAAACAGTATAAGACCCCCATGCACTTCCGTAGAGAACAGGTGTCTGATGAAGCTGCGGAAAAGAATAGATTGTTTCAGGTGGTAACGGGAGCCGTACTAATTACTCGTCCCCATGCCTATCGTGAGGTATGTAAAACCAATAAGTCTGGCTTACCAGGCATGGATGAAAAGTTCCATTGGGCGTTTGATGATGTAGATTTGTGTCTCTCCATCAATTACAAGCAGAAGAGAAAGATTGTCTATTGTGGCAATACCAATATCTTCCATGAGGAAAGCGCCTCACTCAAAAAGAATCCGACGAATAAGCTTTTTCTCAACCATAATCTTTTGTATCTTTTTGATAAATGGCAGAAGACATATGTGATAGACGGAGATATATACACCCACGACACAAGGCACAATTTGTATCGCGGGTAAGTATGAGCAAGAAAATTCTCGTTACGGGCTCCTGTGGATTTATTTTTAGTAATTACGTTCGCAAAGCCATCTACAGTCAAAAGAAAGAAGCTGATAGGGACACCTTTATCAGCATCGATAGGGTAACGGCTAACAACCTTAACTCTATGTATTGGAACAGGAACCATACTTTCTACCCGGCTGATATCCGTGATAACCATATTATCGACATCATCTTCCAGCGTGAGCAACCAGATATTGTTATTCATGGCGCCGCCGAAACCTTTGTTGATACCTCTTTGAATGACCCTAATTCCTTTGTTACTTCCAATGTATTAGGAACCCAGGTTATTATCAATGCCTGCGTAAAGCATAAGGTCAAAAAGCTAATCTACATCTCTACTGATGAAGTGTATGGACAGCTTACCAGCGACCACGATCCGGCTTGGTCCGAACGCGAACCACTCAATCCTAGAAATCCCTATTCCGCCGCTAAAGCGGCTGGAGAGCTACTGGTCAAAGCAGCCTGTGCCAGCCATGGGTTAATTTATAACATTACCAGAAGCTCCAACAACTATGGACCCCGCCAGCTACCGGAGAAGCTCATCCCGAAGGCAATAAAGTGCATCCTCACGGGTCAAAAAATCCCCATCTATGGAGAGGGTCGACAGATTCGAGACTGGACTTATGTAGATGATAATTGTAGCGCTATCTCTACCATTGTAGAGAAGGGCGAGCCTAATGAAATCTACAACATCTCTGCCAACCAAGAGTTCATCAATGTGGAAGTCATCCAAGCGGTTTGTAATGCTATGGGTAGCGGTCACGACCTCATTTCTTTCATCAAAGATCCGCGCCCGGGTCATGATTATCGCTACGCTACCGAGACCTCCAAGATACAAGCTTTGGGGTGGAAGCCATCCTATAAATTCAAAGAGGGTATCGTTGAAACCGTTCAATGGTACAAAGATAATCAATGGTTTTTGAAGTGATATAATAGGACGCAAGGGGACCACAGTGCCTATATATGTATTATCGAATAATGGAGCAAGAATGCCAGCAACATCAGTGACGGAACAAGGAAAGCCAGAAGAAGTAGTGGATGATGTATCCAGTACAGAAGTAAAGGCAGAAGATAAGATAGACGCCAGCAAGTTAGCGGCATTAAAGGCACAAAGCCAAGCCAAACAACAGGAGAGTAAGATGGCAGCCAAGATTGTATCGAAGAAAGAAAGAAGCATCGCCCTCGGCGTCGTGGGATCGGGTCAAGCTGGTTCTAGAATAGCTGAAGCCTTCTATCAGTTAGGCTATGATGCCATAGCCATCAATACTGCTATGCAAGATTTGAAGTTCATTAATATTCCAGATGCCAACAAACTATTGTTAGAGCACGGATTAGGTGGGGCTGCTAAGGAAATCGAAATTGGTCGTGCCGCCGCTGAATCGCATCGTGGCGAAATCCTTCAGATGTTGAATGATAAGTTGACTGGTTCCCAAATCAACTTACTCTGCCTCAGTCTGGGCGGTGGTTCCGGTGCAGGTTCTTGTGAAACTTTGGTAGACGTGCTATCTGGTACAGGTAAGCCACTAGTGGTCATCACTGTACTCCCAATGGATAATGAAGATGCCCAAACCAAGACTAATGCTCTAGAGACTCTTTCCAAGCTAGCTAGAATGGCTCAAAGCAAGAAGGTCAATAACCTAATTGTAGTTGATAATGCCAAACTTGAAGTTATCTATAACAATGTTAGCCAGATGGAGTTCTTTGGTGTAGCTAATAAAGCTATCGTAGAACCTATCGATATCTTTAATACACTTTCCTCTATGCCATCGTCTGTCAAAGGGCTGGACCCAATGGAGTGGGGAAAGCTATTCACCGATGGTGAAGGTCTCACTGTTTATGGTGAGTTAACTGTTGAGAACTTTTCTGAAGACACCGCTATTGCCGAAGCAGTTGTTAGCAACTTAAATGGCAACTTGCTAGCTGGTGGATTTGACCTCAAGCAATCTAGATACGTTGGTGTAATCATCACCGCTAACAAGGAAACTTGGGCGAAGATTCCCAGCTCTAGCATTACTTACGCTATGGCTATGATTAATGACCAATGTGGTACCCCAAAGGGTGTCTTCAAGGGTATCTACACTGTAGAATCTCCCGACCCAGTTGTCAAGGTGTATAGCATGTTCAGTGGACTGGGTTTGCCCGAGTCCCGCGTCACTCAGCTCAAGAAAGAAGCTCATGAGCACACCGCGGCTGTTAAAAACAAGGATGAAGCCCGCAATCTCAATCTACAATTAGAAACGGGTACTAATGAAACTGTTACCGCCGCTCAAAAAGTCAAGGAGAAGATGGCTCAAAAGGCATCTGCTTTCGGCAAACTAGTAGGTGGTGTTGTAGATAGGAGAAAGCCATAATGCATTACACTATACTCAAAGAATATGAAGGTAAGACGGTAGATGTCTATACTGTAAGAAATACTCACACAGGCATTCTGAAGCTTGATGTTCCAAGGCATTTGGTAGTATTAGCTCCTGTTAATGAATGGACTGGAAAACGTTATGGATCATTTGTTATAGATGCAGATCATATCACCGCCATTCGTGAAGTAAAACCACGTCCTGTTTCTGAAAAGGATGAGGGTGAAGATGATTGCAATGATTGTGATGAAAGCAAAGGCTAAACATGGAAGCTGATATTCTCAAAAACTTCATTAAGATGGATGTAGAAGTTCTAGTTGGTGGTGTTTGGATCGAAGGACACCTACTTCCTATTGTTAAGAACATTGTTACCCTAGTTCCAATTGGATTAGCCAAAGACCATTATGGTCCTACCGCTTGCAAGATGGAAGTTATTCAAGCTATCAGACAAGTAAGAATGCCAGCAGGAACTAATACTGCTGTTCCTAATGATCCTTCTGGTCCAGCTCCAGTTCGTTCTGGTTTTGAAGCAGCACATCAGGGTCATCCGGGCAATAGATTCGTTCATAAGTAAGGATTAAGTTATGATTAAGGGCGTAGATATCTCCATTATTCAAGGGGCAGTAGACTTTGCAGCTTTGGCTGCTAGCGGAGTACAATTTGTTGTTATCAGATGTGGCGTTGGAAACGGCGGCATCGATAGACTCTACACCCAAAACGTAGTTAAAGCTAAGGCTGCTGGGCTAAAAGTAGCTGCTTACCACTTTATCTATCCGTTGCCACCATTAGCATCACAACCACTGCGTGATCCGGTCAAGCAAGCACAATATCACTACAATGCGGCTGGTGGCGAAATTGCCTGCATTGATTGTGAATGGCCAGAACCACAAGATTGGGGTAAGTGGGGATGTAGCGCCGGACAACTCAATCAGTGGATGTTAACCTATCTACAAGAGTATGAGCGCCTTAGTGGTCATAAACCGCTTATCTATACTTATCCAAACTGGGCTGCTAACGTTGGTTTTGCACAACAATTTGCGCAATATCCTTTGTGGATTGCCAGTTATGCAGCCAACCCAGCTATTCCACATCCATGGAGAGATTGGGTACTATGGCAGAATACTGGTGGAGGCGGTCATCTACCGACTACGGGCGTCCCGGTGGATACTGATTTGGCAAAAGACCTTTCCCTGTGGGATACAGTGGTCTCGCCAATCAATGAACCAATACCAGACCACCAACCAGATCCTCCAATTGATCCAAACCCAGCTCCCGCACCGACGCCAGTGCCAGTTCCAGTTCCAGTTCCAGTTCCTCCGCCGGTTCAGCCTGCACCTGATCCAAACGCGATTGTCGTCCCGCCTTCCATCAAGAAGGACGTCAGTATTGTTGCGGGTATAATACGTGCGCTTTTGAATATGTTCAAGGAAGAATTTCCCAAGTCGTAACCCATTAGAATGTCGAGAAAAAGGTGCCGGTTATATATAAACCAGCATGGCTAAACTCGTCATCAAGGGTAACACCTCACAGATCATCGAAGAGACGGATGTAGAGCATATTCTTGCCCTGGATAAACATCTGTCTTTTTTCGTTCAAGGCGCAGAGCATACCGCCGCCTATCGTGGTTTTGTCAATCGTGATGGCGATTATGTCAAATGGGATGGCTTCAAGAAGCTATTGACTCCGACCCTACAATTAGCTACTGGATTAGTCGATAGAGTCAGAGACTTCTATGTAGCTGCCGGTAAGCAATTAGAGATTGAAGATCGTCGCCCCGCCAAATCAGTTGGGAAAGAGCGCCATATCCTAGACAATTTACAAAAACTTGGAAAACCACCCTATCCTTACCAATTAGAAATCTTAAACGTCATTGACAAATATGATCGAGGAATTATAAAGGTAGCTACGGGTGGAGGAAAGTCCCTTATTGCTGCCCTGGTCACCGCCAAACTCGGCAAAAAGACCATTATCTATGTTATTGGAAAGGATTTACTATATCAGTTTCATACCTTCTTCTCCCAAGTCTTTGATGAACCCATTGGTCTGATTGGCGATGGTCAGTGCGAAATACATGACATCAACATTGCCAGCATCTGGACGGTAGGTCAAGCTATTGGCATGAAGAAGAATGAAATCTTGTTGGACTCCGACGACGATGAAGAGGCACTACATAAGAACAAGTATGTTGAAATCGTCAAGATGATGAAAGATGCCAAGGTACACATCATTGATGAATGTCATATGTCAGCTTGCGAAACTGTCCAACAGATTTTCAAGAGTGCTAAACCCGAGTATCTGTATGGTTTGAGTGGTTCTCCGTGGCGTGATGATGGTGCTGACCTACTGATTGAATCGGTGCTGGGCAAATACATCGTTAACATTCCTGCCTCTCGTTTGATTAGAGAAGGCTACCTAGCCAAAGCTGTTATTCGATTCCGTGTGGTGCCACCCTATCCCTACGACATTGAGAAGTCTTACCCCTCCATTTACAAAAAGTACGTAGTAGAGAATGATGTCCGTAATGGTCTCATCTTGGATGCCGCCAAAGCACTAGTAGATAAAGGATATCAGACACTAGTACTATTCAGTAGCTTGAGGCATGGCAGGATTCTATACGATCTGTTTAAGCAGCACATGAAGTGTGCCATTCTAGATGGTAGCAACAATAAAGATGAACGTCAACAAGTTAAGAAGGATCTAGAAGATCGTAAGATTGAATGTGTTTTAGCTTCCAAGATTTTTGACATCGGAGTAGATATCCCCAGCCTATCAGGATTAGTCATTGCTTGTGGTGGCAAGTCGACGGTCAAAGCCTTACAAAGAGTGGGTCGTGTTATTAGGAAGTATCCTGGCAAGACGTTTGCGGTCATCATCGATTTTTGCGACCAAGTAACTTATTTAGATAACCATTCGCGCATTAGACACAAGATTTATACCTCGGAAGATGGCTTCGATGTCAATTGGCCCATCGAGGAAAAGAAGAAGACTAGGAAGAAGAAAAAGCATGAAGAGAATGAAGATAATTCATAAGATTAGGTGGCAAGTTGTGGCAGTAGAGGGATGGAGTATCCACCCTTCTCAAGTAAGGGCACAACAGGGTTTTCGCTCTCTTTGTTGCGGATCAGAAGTAAGAGCATTTCATGTTTACCAGAAAAGATGGAAGAGATTACCACAGTATTGGGGTAATGGTTCTATCAAATGGGAGCATGTAACTTGCAAGCGCTGCCTGAAGATGAGAAAGTCAAAATGAGTAAACAAAGTGAAGGGGAACTAACTGCCGTCCCCAATGAGAAGTACGAGAAGTTCTTCGCCAAGTTCAATGAGATAGATACACTGGAGGTGTCGCAATGGAAGGTTGCTCACCTCCTCGGCTATTTTTGCCAAAAATGGAAGGTTGCTTACAGCACTGACTATCATTGGAAATTCAACAACCAGAACCCCAATAAATGTTTCGAGGTCTGGCAAATGAATACTTTGGTCGCCAAGCTGTCGGCTAATCCCCAGATTCTGAAGGACTATATCGATTGGGTCTTTGTCAATATCGTCCCCAAGAAGAGTAAGCTTCGTTCTATCTCTTTTATGACTAGCGACGAGATTGTTATTCCTTACAAGATGAATGTTCTATTGAGTGGTAAAAGAAATCTCAATGTGGATCGTTCCACCCCACTGCCTTCACAGCACAGGGAAGTCTTGCAAAAATATGGGTTCATGCTCTCTACCTATGGTGAATTATCATTTGTATCGCAGATGGATCCAGTGCCTGACCAGATGAAAATAGCTTTACAAGAAATGTCAGAGATGGGTTTTGATTCAGATGTACTAAAGAGGATCGTATGACAGCACCAAAAGAAGGACAACATATCAAATGCTTTTTGCGCAACGGTAGTGTAGTGGAGGGTATTGTTGAGATTTGGGACTCGCCAGTCATATTAAAAACTTTAGATGGCACAAGCCAAATGATTATCCACAACCCTATGCAGGATATAATGCTGACCAAGGTACTACTCTCTGAGGCGGTCCCCGCCAAGTCGAGAGAGCAAGAAATAGCCGACAAAATCAGAGAAAAAGCAATGGAAGAGGGGCAACCCGAACCTGATGAACAATCTTTGAATGCTATGACCAAAGCACAATTACACGTGGAGTTAATTGAACAAGAACGTCGTGTTGTTGCTGAGAAGATGAAGGATCATTATCCCGAGTCACAAGTACCTAGAAAGAAGACCTATGGATACCCCCGATTTCTCCAGAAGCCGAGCACTAAATAACATCCCCGGCAAGAAGCTGTCCGAAGCTATTGCTGCTGTTGAGAATAGCCAGGATGCGGCTGATGTCAAGACTATCAAGCTAGTGGCTATCAACCGTTACGCAGAAAGCAATGTTCCTATTGAGTATTGGGGGCTCAAAATGGAACGAGATTTCATCGGTGACCCTCGCCTTAAGCAGAAATACGATGAGTATGTACAGGATCTAAAGGTCAGCTACAATAGTGGCGCTTCTATCTGTTTTGCTGGCGGTCACGGTTTAGGTAAAACCATGACGGCAACTTGCATTCTCAAGAAAGCCTGTCAGAAGGGGTATACCTGTCTGTACACTAATTTGAGCGACATCGTATCGGTGTTGACCGCAGGTAGTGGAGAAGACAAATTTCTAGCTCGTCGTGAGTTGGTCCTAGTAGACTTCTTGGTCATCGATGAATTCGATTCCCGCTTCATGCCCTCCGACAATGCTGCCGATCTGTATGCTAGAAGTTTGGAAAGTGTCTTTAGAGCCCGCAGCCAAAACAAGCTACCCACTTTAATGTGCACCAATAGCCCTAATCCAGTGGAGAGTTTCAATGGATCTCTCAAGGCAAGTATCGGCAGTTTGGTCAGCGGATACCTCAAGGTATTCCCAGTATTTGGTGAAGATGTGAGAAAGAAGAGGGCACAATGAGTTACGATGAACTAGACCTAGCGGTCCTCAAGAGCATTATCTCCAACAAGAAACATGCCTTGGATTTTGCTAACGAGCATGATCCCAAAATCTTCTCCAATGATGTATGGAACTTTGCCAATTTGGTAGTAGGCTACATCCGTATCCATAAAGAGCTGCCTACCCTTCGCGTTCTCACTGAGAAGCTGGCTAAAGGTAGTAACGACAAGCTGATTGATTCAGTCAAGAATGTCTGGGCTCAAGTTGATAGGGTACAGATCAACGACAAAGAGTATAAACATGATCTAGAAAAGATCAAGAGACGCTTCGCCGAAAAGCAATTACTAGACGTTCGTGGCTCTATGACCAAGCTAGAGCCTGGCAGTATCGATATCAATAAGGCAGTGCTGGAGCTTCAGAAGACCGTCCAGAGTATCAAGGCTTTGGATCAGGTCCGCACCTACGAGCGCAAGACTCTCAAGGAAGCCATCCCTATCTTTAGGGAAGAGTACAATGCCAAGTTGGAAGATCCTAACTTCGACTCGGGTATCAAAACGGGCTATTCTTATCTAGACTACGTGACGGATGGTACTCGACCTGGAGAACTAATTCTCATCGGTGGTGAGTCTGGTGCTGGTAAATCCATGTTGCTCATGAACATGGCGATCCAAATGTGGATGCAAGGCAACAATGTCGAGATGACGGATAATTTTGCTCCTGGGCAAAACGTTCTATATTTCTCCTTGGAAATGCCCTTCAAACCTTGCCTTAATCGTGTGTTAGGTAGGTTATCCACCAATCCAACCAAAAAGATTCGTGGTGCCAAACTAAATCCTTTGGAAGCAGATAAATTGAAGCAGTCCTTGCGCTTCATCAATAAATATCCTCATCAATTCGAGATCGTAGACATCCCTCGTGGTGCTACCATGGAAAGCCTGGAGCTGTTATATGAGGAAGCCAAGGTTTTGTACGATCCCAAAATCATCGTCATCGACTATCTCGGTTTGATGGATTACGAAGGCGGCAAGGATTTAGACGACTGGCTCAAGCTAGGTAAGATTGCAGAAAAGATTCACGAGTTTGCCCGTGTCCATGGCGTTACCGTTTTGAGTGCCGTACAGCTCAATCGCACTAAGGGTGCCAAGGAAGAGGACAAGATTGGTCTGCATCGTATTGGTCGTTCAGCACTTATCATGACTAACGCCAACATTGCCATCCAAATTGAGAGTCGTGCTAACGAAAAGAATCACCCCGATATGTTCTATCATATTATTAAAAATCGTGATGGTGAATTGGGTAAGGGAAGACTAATTAAGAACCTGGCTTGCGGTACTTTGATTGATGATAAGGTGGAAGAAGATCCGACTACTTTTGAGATGCGTGACCCCGATGATATTTCGGAAAAGATTGAATTATTAGACATATAAGTATGGAGAATAGTGGCGTAAAAACATGCAAAGGTTGTGGTTTTAAGGGTAGCCCTAAAACCTTTCATGGTAGGTTATGTGGGCGTTGCCGAAAACAACAAAGAAATACACATTATCAGTCAAATAAAATCGATTTGTTGAATTTACAACATGTCTATTATCAAAATAACAAAGAGTATATCAAACAGCAAAAGAAAGCATACTACAAGGTAAATAAATCAACAATTTTGCGGAACCACAAGAGCTATGAAAGGATTAGGTTGGCAACCGATCCAGTTTTCAAATTAAGAAAGATGGCTTCTACCGTAATTAGAACCTCCTTAAAAGAAATTGGTTCAAAGAAGTTGTTTAGAAGTATTAACAAATATTTAGGATATTCTTTTATCCAACTAAAAGAATATTTGGAACAACAATTTGAGCCGTGGATGAATTGGAATAACTATAAAAAGTATGATCCAAAAGCCTGGGATGACAATGATTCAGCAACCTGGACGTGGACATTGGATCACATCATTCCACAGGTAGATTTACCCTATACTTCGATGGAAGATGATAATTTCAAAAAGTGTTGGGTATTGAGCAATTTGCGACCACTATCCGCCAAACAAAATTTGTTGGATGGTGCCTCGCGTATAAGACATGGCAGGACAAAATGAATTCGACCGATCAAATAGTTGGGGAAGCGGTTCGCGTAGAGTACGAAGAACAAACGGGTAAGTTATATATTGTATTCGAAATTCGAGACGAGAAGCATAAACAAGATATCAAGAAAAGCTGGACGAAGGATATTGAGTTTAGATTGATAGATAAGTTTTTGGTGAAGGAGAATCAATGATATTCCAGAATGATATAGATGATGAATTCCCCGAAGATGAGACGGATTATTATCTAAAATTGCTTCAGGAATCTCACGACGTCGGGCACCAGATGATCAACTCTACTGACCCTAAAGAGAAGCAACAGCTAACTGAGCGCTACATTCAGCTACAGAAATGGTTAGATGAAGTTTCGTTCAACAACGTATGGGAAGACTAATATGCCAACCTATGAATTTCAATGCAAAGAATGCAAACATGAATGGGAAGATTTCATGTCCATCAAAGCCCCCGATCCCGAAGAGTGCCCAAGCTGTAAAGTTAAGGGACAAACTCTCCGTTTGATTAGTGGTGGCTCTGGCAAAGGAACTGTGGAGTTGTATGGTCAAGATCTAATTGACAAGCTGAAGGGCGATGCCAAAAAGATTCAGGCAGATGCGGCTCAAAAAGAGAAAGTGTATGCTAACCTATTGGGTGACGATAAGTACCATGCCCTTCAGACTAGATTGGATAATCAGAAGAAGGAAGGTAAAGTCCGTCGCCGATGAAGCATCAATTACGCATCAATTCTAACGGTAAAGTTTGCTGGGCTATGAATGGTTCTATCACTTTTGCCATGCCTTTCGATCCTGAGCCGGGACAGACAATAATTCTGTGTCGTCAAAACAATGCAAATGAGACGTATGTCTACCAGGGGAAAATATGGCATCGAGTGTGGCAACCGTAACTGTTCTGGGAACTAAACTCTCTGTAGCTTATCAATCTATCAAAGAACTGATGGCGGAGTTGAAGCGCATCGAGATGGACACGAAAACCCCAGCAATAGAAAGACTTTCGCAAATAAAAAAGATTCGAGAAGAATTGAATAAAGTTGGCGATGAAATTGACAGCATAAAAAGAGAGATTACATTACTGAACGCCTACCGAGTAAACTAATGAAGGTCAAACAATTAATCAAAAAATTGTCGGGGCTAGATCCCGAAGCAGATGTCGTAGTCGCAGAGAGCACTTTCAAAGTCTTTGCTGTTCGATACGTTCATCCCGGAACTTATCTAAAGAAAGAGAAGTTCTTTGTTCTAAAAGACTGGATCGAGTCAGGAGATCAAAAATATCTGACTACCGTATACGGACAAGATGTGTCCACCATGAAACCCAACGCCGTTATGTTAACCAGTTGGAGTGGTAAATTCGGAGACGACTAATGCCAACTTACTTGTATGAATGTGAAGCACACGGAGAATTTGAAGAGAGCCATTCCATCACTGAGGAATTACAAGAATGTCCTAAGTGTAAAGAAGAGGGGCTCCCGGCAAATAAGCCTAAGAGACTCATCTCCAAGGGCACGGGATTCATCCTAATCGGTGGAGGGTGGGCTAAAGATAACTACCATTAACATGACCAAAGAGAGCGACAAACGAGGCATTGATAAATACAAGTTGGAGCAGATTGCAGAGCTGCTCAAGTTCGCTCTTTCCCTTGAAGATCATGAGATTATAAAGTCGACCGTCGAGTCGATTATTGAAATATTAGAAGAAGAAATCGGCAAGTATCAATAATTGAGTATTACATTACTTTGAACCGAGCTGGATAGTTTTAAGTGAGAAGAGAAACATGCTAACTGAACAAGAAGCTAATGAATTGATGAACAAATGGATCGATCTTAAAGGTCAATTAAAGACCTCCAACGAGCCAAAGCTAGTCAAAGAATTCGAAAAGCACGAGAAATTGTGCGTAGAAAAATTTCGCTATCTAGTAACCATGAAGACTGGTCGCTATAAGGCTTTCAGCAACTATGAAGATTTAAACCAAGAAGGACATGAAGCCCTCATTAAGGCAATGAAAACCTTCAAACCTAACAAGGGTTCTTTCTTTGCGTGGGCGCATAACTATATTGGTACTCGCATTTCACGCAGCGCCAATTTGCATACCACTATTCGATTTCCTTTGAAGGTAGCAAAGGCTAATACTCCTCACAAGGAGTCGGTAATGCCTTTGCTAATCGAGGAGCGTTATTGTCCTGATAAAGAGCTTGAGGAATCTCAAGTTACCCACGCGGTACAAGACGCCCTCTCTGTTCTCTCTAATGAGCAGAAAGAGATAATCAATTTGGCATTCGGCTTCGATGGTGATAAACCAATGTCAATTAACAAGATATGCAAGAAGTTAGGCATATCCCGATTGAGCTGTATCAAGACGATCAACAGCTCTCTTTCCACGATGAAAGAGAACATCAAACTATAAGTGTCCGATCAAAACATGTGATTGGATTTTAACTTAATTCTCTTAAGGTGAATTATGCCAGGATACTCTTATTCTCAGGTTTACGAAGCGTCAATTGAATACTTTAGTGGTGATGAGTTTGCAGCGAAGGTATTTGTTGACAAGTATGCTTTGCAAACCCCGCAGGGTGACTATTTGGAGCTGACGCCAGTCGACATGCATCGTCGTTTGGCAAAGGAATTTGCTCGCATGGAAAGCAAGTATCCTAATCCAGTTTCTGAAGACGCCATCTTCTGCCTATTGGATCATTTCAAATTCGTGGTGCCCCAAGGCAGTCCTATGTCTGCTATTGGTAATCCTTATCAACTACAGAGTTTATCTAATTGCTTTGTAGTACAAGGCGTACATACTGATAAGTTCGATTCCTATGGCGGTATCATGTTGGCGGATCAAGAGATCGCCCAAATCATGAAGCGCCGTGGGGGCGTAGGGTTAGATATCTCCGGTATCCGCCCCAAAGATGTAATCACTAACAATGCCGCCAAAACAACTGACGGCATTGGCGTTTTTATGGAAAGGTTCTCCAACACTTGCCGCGAAGTTGCACAAAATGGCAGGCGCGGCGCTTTGATGATTACCATTTCGGTTAATCATCCAGAAATCGAAACTTTCATTAAGATAAAGCGCGACACCAAGAAGGTGACTGGTGCCAACATCTCCATACGATTCAATGATGAATTTATGAAGGCTGTCAAAGATGATGAAGAGTACACTCTTCGTTGGCCAGTTCACGTCCCATTGGAAGAGGCTAAAGTAACTAGAGTAGTTAAGGCTAAAGAGATTTGGAATCAAGTAATTGATTCGGCTTGGTCTTCGGCTGAACCTGGGCTACTCTTTTGGGATACTGTCAAGAAGAATACTCCATCAGATTTATACGCTGCATTCGGTCATAGTTCTATTTGTACTAATCCCTGCGGGGAGATTGTATTGCCCGCTTACGATGCCTGCCGTCTTTTAGTGTTGAACCTATCCTCCTACGTCAAGGGCGCCTTCACCAAGGAGGCTTCCTTTGATTTTAAGAAATTCAACCAACACACCCAGGTGGCGCAGCGCCTCATGGACGACATCATTGATTTAGAAATTGAATGCGTGGACAGAATCATTGCCAAGGTCAAGACGGACCCCGAGCCCCCGGAAGCCAAACAGATTGAGCAAAACCTGTGGAAAAAGATCCGAGAAATGAACATCAGCGGTCGTCGTACAGGTTTGGGAATTACTGCCCTAGGTGATACGCTGGCTATGTTGGGTATCAAGTATGGTTCTAAAGAATCTATCGAAACGACCCGCAAGATTTACCGTGCCCTAGCCGTAGCCGCTCATACTTCCTCTTGCGTCATGGCAAAGGAAAGGGGCGCCTTCCCTATTTTCGATTACCAATTGGAAAAGGATCATGACTACCTTAATGGTATTTTCCAAGACTGCCCTCCAGCCGTGCGGAAGATGTGGAAGACCTCAGGTCGCCGTAACATCGCCCTAACTACTACCGCTCCAACAGGATCGGTGTCTTCACAAACTCAAACTACTTCTGGCATTGAGCCGGTGTATTCTTTGTCTTACATGCGTCGAAAGAAGCATAACCCTTCTGATAAGAATGCGCGTGTAGATTTCGTAGATGCCTTAGGTGATTCATGGCAGGAGTTTACTGTCTATCATCATGGTGTACAGAAGTGGATGGAGGCTACTGGTGAGACAGATATCGCCAAGTCCCCTTATCATGGCGCGACTTCCAATGACATCGACTGGGTAGCTTCGGTAGATCTACAAGCTGCCGCTCAAGAATCTATTGATCATAGCATTAGTAAGACTTGCAATTTACCTGAGAATGTTAGCAGAGAAGTTGTTTCTCAAGTTTACATGCGTGCTTGGGAAAAGGGTTGCAAGGGTTTCACCGTGTACCGTGACAAGTGCCGTGATGGCGTACTCATTCAAAAAGATACGCCCAAGTCTAAAAATGATGGTCGTCCAGTAGAGATTGAAGCCTCTATGGCTCCCAAGCGTCCTACCGAATTGCCTTGTGATATTAGGAAGGCAAAGATTCAGGGCGAACAGTGGACAATCTTTGTTGGTTTGTTTAATGGTAAACCTTACGAAATCTTTGGTGGACTATCTAAGTATGTAGATATTCCCAACAAATACAAGATGGGGAAGATTGCCAAGAATGGTAAAGTAGATGACATTACTACTTATAACTTAGTTCTCGGCGAAGGTGATGACCAAATGCTAATCAAAGACATTGCTAACGTTTTTGAGAATGGCAACTTCGGAGCCTTCACTAGAACTATCTCCCTAGCTATGCGACATGGCACTCCCGTTCAATATGTAGTGGAACAACTACAGAAGGACAAACACTCTGATATTACTTCTTTTTCTAAAGTAGTAGCTAGAGTATTAAAGAACTATATTGTAGATGGCACTAAATCTACAGCGGAAAGAAAATGCCCTTCTTGCAATAAAGAGAATTCCTTTGCTTATCAAGAAAAATGTCTAACGTGTACAAATTGTGGATGGAGTAAATGCTAAGTATCAATAGACTAGCATTTGTTATGAGATGAAAGGCACAATACTTCTCAATCATTCTGATAATACCCACCTGGTGGAAGACGAGGAAAAGGCTCGATTCCTTCGTGGCTTGCTGGAACAAATGTTCGAGGAAGTTCCTGAAGTTATGACCAAAATTGCAGAAATTTGGTTCGAAGAAGGTACCCTAACACCAGAGCAAAAAGTAAAAATGCGACAGTTCATGAATACTTATGGCATCCAAGTTATAGACGATTTAGATGGCAATATGAAAATATACTTGGATGGTCAAGTGGTGGGTGAATGGTTCAAGTGCAAATATAAATTGAAGCGAGACGTGTCACAACTGGATCGCAGAAAACAGTTTTATTTGGAGATGGAAGTTAATTGCTGGTCAGTCTTTGAATCTACAGAAGAAACACAAGAGACATAATGAACAAAAAATACATTTTGGATACATCAACTTTGGTTTATGATCCATGTGCTTATAAACAGTTCCCAGATAGTACCGTAATTATTCCTATCGCTGTTTTGAATGAACTTGACAATCTAAAGAAGGGCTCTTCAGAAGCTGCCCGTAATGCTAGGGTATCGATTAGACTGCTCGACGAAATTTGTGAGCGCGGCGATATTAGCACGGGCATTCTACTCGATGACAACGTTATGCTGAAGGTGGATGCCAACTACGTGGATCTAAGTGATATTAGTTTCCGTACTTTTGGTGATCCAACCTACGGCGATACACAAATTTTAGCTTGTGCCTATTCTTATTGGCTGAATGATCATGAAACCGTACTGGTTAGTAATGATATCAACCTACGTGTCAAAGCCAAGTCTCGTGGTATTGATGCCGAGGCGCACCAAGGTACCAAGTTCTCTCTGACAGATTTGTATTCCGGCGCTCAAGTTGTTGTGGACGAAGAAGCTGGACTAGATTTACAACAACAAGGCTATATTGATCCTCGTTGCTATGGAATGAAACTCAATCCACATGAGTGCGTTATGTTTCAATCTGAAAATGGCGATGGTATCGCTATGGGTCGTAAGATCGCCCCCGACAAACTTAAGTTAGTCAAGAAGTTTTATCCATGGAACATCGCAGCCCGTAACAAGGAACAAACTTTCGCTATCGATCTTATCATGGATCGTAGTGTAGATTTGGTTACCCTAATTGGTCGCGCTGGTACTGGTAAAAGTTTGATCGTATTAGCTACCGCTCTTGAGTTAGTTCTCAATAAGAGAGAGTATGACAAATTTATTATCTACCGCCCAATTCAACCAGTGGGAAATGATATTGGTTATTTGCCCGGCACTATGGAAGAGAAACTAGCCCCCTGGTTCCAAGCTGTTATGGACAATTTTGAAATGCTCTTCGCTACCAAGAATGGTGGTGATTGGAGAAGAGAGTTAGAAATGTACCAAAAGAAGGGCAGAATTGAAATGGAAGCTATTACCTATATTCGTGGTCGTAGTATTCCAAACGCTATCATTCTAATTGATGAGTGTCAAAACCTCAGCAAAGATGAAGTAAAGACTATCCTTACCCGTGCCGGTGAGAATACAAAAATCATTCTAACTGGTGATATAGAGCAAATTGACAATTCGGTGTTGGATGCTACCAGCAACGGATTGACCCATGTTATCGAGAAGTTCAAAGACTCGGATTTGGCTGGTCATATTACCTTCACCCAAGGCGAGCGTAGCAAGCTTGCTTCCCAGGCAGCCGAGATTTTGTAAGGAGTTCTTATGAGTAAAGAAAAGAAAGTTCAAGCTGCTGTGTCTGAGGCGCCCATCGAGGTTGCCCCAACTCCAGCCGCCCCACCAGCACCAGTTTTATCTGCCGGACCAGCAAGACTGGCTGATGTAGATAGATTGAGTTTGGACCTAGCTAGAACCAAGCGTCAAACCGCTTTGGCTGAAGCTAAGACCGCCTTGGCGAACAACGAAAACGCCGAGCTAACCTATAAGTACCTGGTACTGCAACTATACATGAAGTATGGTCTTACTCATGAGGATGCCATCAGCGAGTCTGGTGATATCATTCTCGGCGGTGCTAAGAATCCACCACCACAAAGACCACAGGGTCAATAATGGATTTTCAGGAGCTACTAGACTTGATTGCTATCCGTAGCTACGTGGTCAACGCGGTAGCTAACCCTATCTTTGAGCGAGCAATCGTTAGAGATTTGGACGGCATTCTTATTCTCTTGGACAAGAGAATTGCTAGTATCCTAACTGGCAAAGATTTCAAGGAATACATTGGTTACGCTGATGTGAGAAAAGCTATCGAAGACGTAGCTCGCGTAACTAATATCCGATCTGGCATTCACAAAAAGTAATTTCTCATAAAGGTAAGTTGCATGAGAACTGATAGCAAAAACCCTTTTGCTTCCAATATGATTGTGTCCCTCAAGGACGACAAGTGGCTTAATTATCAACGTATCGCGGGGCGTATTGCCTCCGATACGTTGATTGCTTTGGAGCAAGAGGTTGAAAACAAAACCACTAAATCTATGCTAGAGCTGAATGCTTATGCAGAAGAGATTATCACCAAAGCTGGTGGCTTCCCTACTTTCAAGGGATATGGCAAGGCATCCAACCCTTTCCCCGCCGGCGTTTGTATTTCCATCAATAAGCAGTTGGTGCATGGAGTCCCTACTGACTACAAACTCAAGGATGGAGATATCGTTAGTTTTGATTTGGGCGTGACTATTGAGGGCGCTATTGCTGATACTGCCATTACCTGTATCTATGGCGGTCCCGAAGCTACCTCTATACATAACCATATGGTAGTAGTTAAAACCAAGCATGCCTTGGAAGAAGGCATTAAAGCCATCCAAGTAGGTAAGCGTTTAGGCTGTATTGGACAGGCTATTTACAAAGTAGCTCGTGGACCGGGACATACTTGCGTGGTCAATAACTATGGTGGGCATGGTTTAGATTGGAACATCCCCCACGCCTCCCCTTTTGTGGCAAATAAATCGACCGACAACGAGGGCATCCGTATTCAGCCAGGATTATCCATTGCTATAGAGCCGATGCTGGTATGCGGGTCCGACCCGGCTACCACTACGGGCAGCGACGGATGGACGGTGTATACCAAAGAAATTGGGGCTCACTTCGAGCACTCTGTCTTTGTCCATGAAGACCATGTAGAGATTATTACTAGCAGGGATAGACTATGAATGCGGAGCACATCGATACAGTAATTGTTCATGTGGCTACCTTTTTAAGTAACAATACTCTGGAAGAGGTTCATCAGGGTATGTTGAATGCTGGCTTCGCCGAAGACGAGATATTTCTCCTAGTCAAGGCAGCACAAATTATTCAAGCTGATCGAGCTTCTGCTCCACCGCCTCCCAAACCTATAGTTAAGAGAGTTGTATGAAAATAGTATTTGAGGATAAAAGCTATATTGATTGCTACAAATCTAACAATCCAGGTAAAATTGTCATGGTTATCTCTGCCAAGGATCAATCTGATCCTCTCAAGAAGATTACCAATGCTGTCGAGCTGACAGCCGAAGAGTTTAAGCGGCTAATTTCCGACGTTCAGGTGTAAAGATGAAAGTATACTTTGTGGGTGCGCATAGCACAGGTAAGACTACTCTAGCCAAGTACGTTTCTCAACAGTATAAAGTTCCCATGATTACCGAAGTGGCGCGCATGGTGCTGTCCGAAAAGGAAATGCACCTGGATTCCTTACGTTACGACCTCGACCAAGTGGATGATTACCAACGACAAATCTTCCACAGACAAATTGAAGAAGAAAAGCGATATCCCAGCTTTGTTTCTGACAGGAGTTTCTTGGACTGTTTGGCTTATTCTGCCCAACACACCAGAATTCTGCCAGAACTGCTTAATGATGCCAAGATCCAAGAGCATCTACCCGTTTTGAAGAACCCAACATCCTATATTTTCTTCGTGCGCCCTTCCAAAGCTACCTTAAAAGCAGACGGGGTGAGGGAAACCCCGGTCTGGGATGGGGTAGTAGCTATCGATTCCATGATCAAATTCATGCTAGAAATGTGGAAATTGGAGTATTTTCAAATTCATATTGATAACATGCAAGAACGAGTTAGACTCGTAGATAACGTATTGTGCCGACTGTAATGCTACTAATTTGATATTCTCTTGAGAATAACTCAAGAGGATACATGGGTAGTATATTACAGCCAGGATTTTTGTTTTGGGATGGAGCCAAGTACATACTCACCAATACTGCCCCTTCAGCGGGTCCAGCGGGTGGAGATTTGGCAGGAACTTATCCCAATCCTAGGGTAGCCAAGGTAAATGGCGTTGCCGTCACCGGAATACCATCTATCGGACAAGCTATAGTGGCTACCAGTTCAGTTGCCGCTTCCTGGCAGTCAATTGGAGGTGGGGGTGGAGGGGTACAGCTTGAGAATGCTAGCACTCCTTTAGCTGGAGGTCCATTTACAACTCTAAATCTAGTTGGAACTACTGCTGTCAATAGTGGAGGAAGTGTTGCCACCCTTACGAGCGGCGGCGACCCTCCATGGGTAGATGTCAATAGTTCAATTACTCTTTCTCAAGCCGCCAAACAATTTATCAATTTAAATACTAATACTGCTGGATTCACTACCCTACAACTTACATTTCCTAATGCTAATGACGGTGATGAAGTCACCGTCATGTTTGGCCAAGTTGGAGTTGACTTCGGCGGAAAAGCGGTCAAAGCTGAGCTGATTGGAAATTCATTTAATTTCGATCTTCTTGACGATCCTATTTTACCTGGTCAAGGTTTTAATGGTAATGCCCAGAACACACAATTCATGAGTGGAGAGGGACATTGTGTAACTTACAAATACGAGTTGGGACCTACTCGTTGGCGTTTAATGAGTGTAGTACAAGCAGATTATTCTCAATACACTTCGGGAGTTGTTCAACCTGTTGGTAATTGGTTTATTGCTGTCGATGTTTCCGCGGGTGGCACGTTCAATACCCCTTTCTTTCCAACATCGACTGATGCATTCAATGGTCAGCGCATTCGATTATTGGTGTTCAGTAGTGCTCCTGGAGGATCAGGATCAACTTTCACACTGAACGTTCGTCCGAATACAGGCAATCAGCTCATGTTGCCTGATGGTACAGTTACCAATACGAATACATCGGGAGCCATCCATGTAGGTGGTACATACGAGTTTGAGTACTTTGTTACGCCTCCTGGTACTGCCACCGCTCCAACTTGGGTATGTTTAGGCGCCAGTCCACAATCTAGTGGGGGAGCATCTCAACCTACTTGGACAGAAATAAGTGGTACAACTACACTATCGCAAATGTCAGAGCAGTGGATTAATGTCATTGCTAACGTATCTAATGTTCCAATAACATTTCCGCCCACCCCTGTCGATGGCGACGTGATTGTTATCAAAGTTGGAGTTCAATCTGAAACGTTTAACCACGCCAGTTTAGTGAGTAATGCGGCAGGAGCCAATGCTGGAATTGAAATACCTACCACTCCTGGTACGTTTGCCTCTGGAGGAAGTTCTATCGATTTAGGCTCTACTGGAGCTTTGGGAGATGGTCTTCATTATAAATATAGTTTAGCTAGAAATGTATGGTATATCGATTCGGCATTTATTCAACCTGCTCAGATATTGGAAGCTCGTCTCCCCATCATGCATCTTCCAGACTCTTTAGCAATTTCGACCACTTCAACCAGCCCAATAGTACTTTCTACACTATCTCCGAACTGGGGAGTTGATCCTGCTTATTATCCCGCAACGATAGGAACCAAGAACAGAATTATATCGTTAACCGCAATTATAAGTCAAGACACCTCTCCTCCTAGTAATGATTGTATAGTAGATCTCTTTGATAACGGATTTTCGGTTGTGGTGACAGGATCTGCCGTACACACTAGTTCGTTCGGTTTCTCAAATCAATTCAACCAACATTTTTCTAATGGAATTACACTTGGAGGTGCGTCTGGACAACTTTCTCCATCAGGTCAGTATGCTGTTCGTGCCACGGCGGCATCTGGCACAACTATGCTAATTGGTCAAGTATATCTATATATTCTTTATGTTTAAGGAGAATTCATGGCAACTAAAATAATCATCACCAGAGCCCAGATAGAAGATTGTCATCCATGTGATTTCAAGTTCATTGAGAATAATCCTAACTGGAATGGTCAAGCTTTAGTTTGTAATGACGTGGAAGCAGAGTTAGTTCGCCTCGCTGCTCTACCCAACACCATGGAAATATTATGGTTTGGAAAATCAGGACTGTTACCTGGTTTTACTATGGCGGATGCCGTTATAGCCATCAATAAAGCAAAGGGTATAAAATAACTCCCCATACTAAAATTCTCGCATATCAAGAGAATATAGCATATGGGTTGGTAATCAATGTCTTTTTTTGATGATAAAGCGTATACAATCAATGATCTGATTGCGGCTGTTGAAGCTATCGAAACAGAATTGGGCGTTGTTCCGTCTGGTGTGTATGCTAACGTCAGAGCTAGACTAGATATTGTTGAATCCCGCATTAATAACCCAAATGCACCCGCCCCCGATGTTCTTAATCCATTTTTTATTGGTAATACTGGCGTAACCATCCAAGCTGGAGTTGGCGATCCTAATGTTGTGGTAGCTGTAACACCCCAAAACGCCTCCTTATTTCTTCGTGAAGATGCCTCTACCAATCAAGGACTTTACCAATTTTTAAGTGGAAATTGGGGTCTAGTTAGTGCTACTTTAGTTCCGGGTGGAGACCTATCTGGAACTAACGTTTCTCAAACTGTTATTGGTATTCAGGGACATCCTGTTTCTGCCACTGTCCCAACTACCGGACAAGTTCTAGAATGGAATGGTTCTGCTTGGGCACCCACTACCTTTACCACTACACTAGCCGGTGACGTTACTGGGTCTATTGGAGCTAATACAGTTGCGTCTATTCAAGGTGTGGTTATCTCGGGAACCCCAGCAGCCGGCTATGTGTTGGAGGCTACTTCTGCCATCGCGGCTTCTTGGCAAGCCCCCTCTGGAGATATTACCTTAGCCGGAGATGTCACAGGTGCCGCTAATGCCAATACCGTTGCTAAAATTAATGGAGCTTCTGTTCCTATCTCTGGCTCTTTAACGACTGGTAATGTATTACAAGTTAGTGGTGTTTCTACCTTATCTTATGGAGCAATTAATCTAGCGGGTGGAACTAATTTCGTTACTGGTGTCTTGCCAACGGGCAATCAAGCCTCTCAAAGTTTGACTCTTATTGGAGATACTACTGGTTCGGGCACTACAGCTAGTACCACTACGACAGTCGTTAAGGTTAATGGCACCTCTGTTCCTGCTACTCCTTCTGTTAACCAGGTGTTGGTGGCAACTTCTGGTACTACTGCTACCTGGGAGCAAATTGTAGATGCGCAAGTGTCTAATACTGCCGCCCTTTCGGTTAGCAAATTAGCTTCTGGCACTAGCGCTCAAGTCTTACTCAACAACGCCACACCAACTCCAACCTGGACAACAATAAGTGGAGACGCCACCATTTCCGCTGCTGGGTCTATTACCAATACTGGTCTGCGAGGCATTTCAGTTCCTTCTCCTACCGGCACCAACACGGTCCTTACTTACAATTCAGGTGCCTATACTTGGGGCGCGGGAGGCGGTGGAAGCGGCAGCGCCATCTTTATGGCAGTTAATCAAACTTCTCACGGTTTCACTACTGGACAAGCTGTTTATTATACTGGTTCAGTTTGGGCTCTAGCTGAAGCTAACTCTGCCGGCACTTTGGGCATTGGAATTGTTTCCTTTGTCGATGCTAATAATTTCAACCTATATCAAGCTGGTCTCCTAACTGGTTTGTCGGGATTAACGGCCGGACAATATTATTTCGTTTCAGATGCAACATCCGGTCTCTTGACCTCCACTCAACCAACTTCTGTTAGTAGCTATTCCAATCCACTACTATTTGCTTTGTCCACTACCACTGGGTTGGTGCTGCCATTCCGTCCGAGCGGTATCACCGGTATCGTCAACACAATCACTCAGATCATAAGTGGCACCTATACTATTCTTACCACCGATGCTGATATTTTCTGTGATTTATCTAGCAGTGCCTTTACTCTAACGCTTCCGGCTTCTCCAATTTTAGGAGAAAAGCACACTATCAAAGACTATAAGGGATTTGCCGGTACTAATAACTTAACCATTAGTGGAAATGGCAATAACATTGAACAGTTCGGTGGTGGTAGCTTGATGACTAGTTTGTTATTAAACCAAAATTGGGATTCCGTGACTTTAGAGTGGAATAATACTAACTGGAGTATAATGTAATGACTAACAATGCTATTTCTGGACAAGCACTCACATTAGGAGTACAGCAAATTCGTAGGGTTGCTACTGATAGTAATACTCTTTTGTGTTGGACTCTCAATGAATCAGCAGCCCCATTTGCTAATACAGGAACAGGCGGAACTCTCAACCTAACTGTAAACTTCGGAACTCCTTCAACTAATCTCACGGGGTTATTTAGCCAAGCTGTCGGGTTCAACGGTAATTCCGGACTTTCTTCAGGTAATACTTCTGTGAATCCAACTGGAACCAGCATGACATTATCATGTTGGGTATTCATTAGAAATTTCGCAGTTGCCGGTAATAATCTCGTCAACAAAGAGTATCGAAACGATGGCACTCATAACAGCCCATACAATGCTTTAGGAATAACTCAGCTAACAACAGCCGATGGAACGTGGCAAGCCGGAATCGCCGTCAGCGGCTCTCAAGTTGCTATTACTATGAACACTTCAGACTACAAGATTCCGCAAAATACCTGGACTCTATTAGCTATAACTTACGATGGAACTACGCTTTCCGCCTACATCAATGGTGCCTTGGCAGGAACTGCCGTGCAAAGCGGAACCATAGACTTTGGAACCAATGGACCGTATGGAGTTGGAGATTATCCGAACTCGACCGGGGCTTCTTCTGATGCCATCATTGATGATGTTAGAGTTGAATCAACAGTTCGCCCTCAATCCTATTTGCAAAATATGTATAAGCAAGGTGTTGGTCTTACGGACTTACTCCTAAGCAGTTCTAGCAACGTTTACTTTGTTACCAGCACTATTACTGCCACTACTTATACGGCACTATTTACGGATCAATTTATCCCCGTTGATTCAACAAGCAATGCTGTAGCCATCACTCTACCATTATCTCCTGTTACCGGGGAGTCGCACACTATTGTGGACATTAGTGGCGCCGCTGTTACCCATAATATCACAGTTAGTGGTAATGGTAAAAATATTGTTGGGTCTTCTACTTATAGCATCAGTGGCGCCTACAACTCTATAACTGTTGTTTATAATGGTACTAACTGGTCAATTATCTAATAGGAGAATAATTTTATGTCATATATCACTAACAATGGTGGCTCCGGACCTGGAGTATGGAATAGTCTAAATACCCCTCTAGCATCTGCATACACACTTAGTGGACAATTTTTTGGAGTCAATCAGGCGGGACCCAACGTTCTCTTAGCTACGTGTGGAGATACTGCTACGAATAATTCTAAAACGGCGCTTATTTCCGCCTCTTTACCTCAAGCTACTCCATGGTTTGTGGATTTTGCCTGTAATGATGCTACGTATGTTTGGAACGTTCAGTATCCAGAAGTAGGAGTTTGCGTTGCTACTGGTACTACAAGTGGGGACACAGCATATGCGATGGAACGTTATTGGAACGGTACGAGTTATGGCTGGCATATGGAAACGTTTCACCCCAGTTCTACTAGAATTAGTATCAACAATGAGCAAAGCAGCACTGGTCTTGGTTTGGATATGGGAATATTGCGCTTTCGATTGATCAACGATGGCAGTATTTTGCATTACCAATTTGGCGCGGACGGTTATTTCTGGACCGACTGGTATTCAGCATCTACTCCCGCTAGCCTCGCATATTACGGATTCATGATGGGTAATGGTGCCGGGTCAGGTGGAACTGGTCAGGGTAGTGCGCTTGTCTACCGAAATAAATACTCAACAACCCTCAACGTTCCTCAAGTCAGCGTCTCAAATGCTACAAATGCGAGCCCCATCGTTATCACGACATCCAGCAACCATAACCTCTTGACAGGGGATCTTGTGGCAATTCACGGGGTCGGCGGGAACACTAACGCCAACTCCGGCTCTGGGAACAACAACTCGGGCAATTTCACAATAAACGTCCTGACCCTCACCACGTTCCAGCTTCTCAACACGACTGGTAACGGAACCTACACGGCTGCGACAGGAACGGTCACGTGCATTTCTAGATGATACCCAAGGAATAATTATTATGACATATACAAATCGCAACTGGAAAACAATTCTTGATCTAGATTTTACGGCCCAAACAACCCAGACTCTTTCGGGAGATGCTACTTATACGATTGGTGGCTTATCATTTACAAAACATAATTCCACCAACGAATCATCCAACACCGTTTTGACAAATGGAACCGGAATCGTTTTTCAACCAAACTCTACGGGCGATCTTGTAAGCAGCACACGCAGTTTCCCTCTGTTATTTCTTCCATTTTCACAATTGAATATACCAAGCCTTGATTGGGAAACGGGAATTAGAGTCTGGGCGTACATAACTGCAACTACTCCGACCGCAAACTTTGACAATAGTATCTTGGCAGTTGGTAACGATAGCACCGATTGGTACTATGCTACGCTTCGTGGATTCAATAGTACCAACGGTCTCTGGACGCGTCGAACGATCAATGGTTCAACAGGCACATCTGGCGTTTATGGTGCAAGTGCGAGCAGCTCTGCCTTTCAAGTACAATCTATCACTGTCGATTCATTATGGGGACCCGTGATGCACGGTAATTTAACAACAGCAACTGTTCCGCCATGGCCTAGTTATGTCAAACCAATGAACTCATGGGCTGATAGTACCGGTCAGCAGACCGATGGTTTTGCTGGAAATGCCGTTACTCCAGGTGCCATGGGCATCTTTTTCGGAGCAATGACTCCCACACATGGGGGTTTTGTTTCAACCATTGCCCGTCTCCGTGTGGATTATCATCTCTAATAGAAATTATTGTCCACTCACGTAGTCTAATCTTATACGTGAAATAGTTGATATGTATCCATTAAATCCGCCTGTGCCCGGAACGCCTCCAGTACCAAAGAAGATATACTGGTTAGATGGGGGCTGATATTCAAAAAATGTTGTACTATTGAATGAAAGACCACCGGCATCTGCGGCAGATATCGGAACCATGGCGGTTAGGGCTGGCCAATTAGTAAGTTTGGGCGTAGAAATAGCAGTTATACCGCTAATAGTAGTTCCCTTGTAAGGGGTTTCTGTCGATAAGGTAATAGTGCTCGAAGTAACCGACTGCACCATAAATTGATATTGCCCGCCTGTAGGAGTTAGATACGTTGCGCCCGCTGTGGCATTAGTTGTACCACCGTAAGTGGTAGTTAAAGTTATATTAACACCAGAAACGGTAGCAATGGTCCAGTAACTGGCGCCAGCATCAAAAGTGATTTGCACACCAGGTCCGAGCACACTAGTTTGTGAATTTGTGGCAGTCACGCTAGCATTACCATTCTGTACGTTAAAAGTTCCGCTAGTACCGTTAGAGTGGCTATTAAAGATAATCTGATCGCCTGGATTTACAATTCCCACTTGTGAAGTAGTAGTGCTTACGCTGGTACTATTATTAGTCACGCTAAAAGTTCCAGACAAACTAGTTGGCGCACTTCTTGTGAAAGCAGAAGAGTTAGTAGAAGTACCACCAGTATACGAAGATGTCAAGGAAATGCCTGAACTGATGACTCCATCAATAACATAGTAAATGCTGCTTTGAGCGGTAAAGACGATGTGCTGACCAATAGCTAAACTTCCGACCATCGATCTAGAAGTAGGTATACTAACGCCATTAGCACTGTTAACATTGAAAGTGGCAGTAGCTGTAGCGGTAGTTGCTCCATTACTGGTACCACTAAAATTGGCAGTCAAAGTGATAGCAGTTCCTGACACAGTAGAAACTGTGTAATTAAAGCCGGGCTGAGAGGCAAAACTGATCAGCTCATTAGGGAAAAGTAGTCCGGTTTGAGAGGTAGAGGCCGTAACGCTATTGCCACCATCTGTCACCTGAAATGTTCCGGTAAGTACTATTGTACCGCCGGCAAGAGGCTGAGAATTTTTATACAAATGTGCTATGCGTCCTCCGGTCCCGTGAGGCAAGTAAAGCATCATTACGGCGGGCGCCGGTATAAACGGCGTATTAGAGTTCTGTGTGGAAGTGCCGGTGCCGTTACCGCTATTGTATCCGACGTTGTAGGCAAAACTTGAACCGTTCGCTGATCGATTACCAAATAATGACCAAGAATAGGTAGAATTATTCCAGTCATCGATGGCGATGATTTGTCCCTCGCCATTACCACCGTTTGACTGTATTAATTGTGTTTCTCCAGCAGCGTACAACCAAATACGAAGAGGTGTGCTTTGAGTGATATTTGCACTAATATTGGTTAGAGGAATTCTAAAAGCTGGACAAGTATGTCCACCATAGGTTCCGCTTCGTCCGCTACCACTGTTGGTTGGGGTCGTTTGCCAACCTACGTTATTAATTAAAAAGGAGACATTAGCACCATCAATGTTGACGGAATTAATGGCTTGAAAAGTGCCACCTGGAATACTGCCTACACCAGTAAAAACATAGTTACCATCTACTACCGGATTGACGGTAGTTTGAGCAGTAAAATCTACATCAAGTCCAGTTACCCAACCAATATTTAAGGTGACAGGAGCCCAATTGGTGCCATTGTACTCTAACACCTGATTACTAGCAGGAGGAGTAGCAGAAAGAGCGGCACCTTGTAGAGCCGTAACGGTGGTGGCACCTGACGAAGTAATAGATACGTCACCGGAAATGGTAGTCCAGGTAGTAGCTGGAGTACCATTACTCATTAACACTTGGGCTGAAGTTCCAGGAGCTAAGTTAACTACAGGTAAAGCGCCGGTAACGAAATTAGTTCCGCCTGCCAAGTTGACTGGTGCATAAGAAAGTGCAGAGGATCCTGACACCTGTAAAACATTTCCGGTAGTTAAAGAACCTGCTACGGGAACAGAGGCACCATGAATATCTAAAACAGTTGTCACCCCAGCACTAGTAATGCTAACGTCCCCTGATACTGTGGTCCATGTTGGGGTAGGGGTGCCATTATTTTGTAATATCTGACCAGAGGTACCAGCCGCTAATTTACTAACAGCAATAGCAGCCGTGCCAGATACTTCGGCGTCAGCAATTTGTTGCCAAGTAGCGGCAGTGCCGGAGGTTGCCACCAAGACCTGATTAGCTATAGGGGTAGCAGGAACAGAAGTGCCATTAATTTTAACAACCGTATTGGAAGTTGCCACACCGGTAACATCACCAGTCAAAGTGGTAATTCCCGGTGGACCTGGGGGTCCTGGAGGACCGCCTGCTGGACCAGGAATACCTCTGGGACCTGGTGGACCTGGCGGACCTGGTGGACCAGTAATGGGTCCCTCTTGCTGTACAACTACAGGAGGAAGCGTACTGCTGTCATCTATTCCATCGGGGTAATTAGTCATAGTTTTCCTAGAATGAATACTTCAGAGTTATACTAAAATTTTAGTATATAGTTGGATTTATAAGGAATGCTAGATGTCAAACTACCCCGCCCAAATAGATAATTCAATTAGTTTACCGCAGGCTGTTGATAACTTAACTCCTGTCCAGGGATCTGTTTTTAATGCGTTGAGAGGCGCGATACTTGCCGTGGAATCTGCACTGGGAGTTCAGCCCAATGGATTATACACTAATGTTGCTGCTAGGCTGACCAATATAGAGGGCATAGTCGCCAACAACCCTATTATTCAAATCGCGGAGGATTTAGGTGGAACACCAGCTAGTCCACTGGTAGTAGGGCTCCAAGGCAGACCGCTAGCCGATACAGCCGCTTTTCCGGGGCAATATATTGCCTGGAATGGTATTGCCTGGGTTCCAACTTCTTTAAGTGGAGATTTGCAAAGTAACCCTACCGATCAAACGGTTGTTGGAATTCAGGATGTTCCAGTTGCCTCCACCACCCCAACCACGGGACAAGCTTTAATTTATAACGGAACTCAGTGGAGCCCCGCTACGGTAGCTGCCTCTGCTGGCGGAAATGTTCTGGTCTATCAAATGGGTGGTGTAGCTGCAAAAAATGTATATACTAGTTGGACCGCACTAATGGCAGCTCGTGCCCTTATTAAAGGTCCCGCCACCATAGTGATTGATGATAGTATTGTTACGAAGCCCTTCATCGATGCTGGTGTTTGGGATTTGACTAATAATACCGCTATCGTAGGTAATAATTACGGTACAGTTGGATCTTCTAATTCTACTAATTTAGCCATTGTCAATGTGGGCGGCAGTGATGCTCAATTACTTAACCCAGTTTATTTTAAGGATATTGCTATATTGGGCGGTAACAATATTTTACCATGCATTAGTGCGGGCAATCTTTCCACCAGCTTATATTTTGATTGCTATAACACTATGTTTCTTAACTCTGGAGTCTCACCAGTTATTGATGCAGCCGCAGCAATCGCTATTACACTAAATGGAACATCCGGATTTGTTACTGGCACAATTATGGGTGGGGTTCTTGCCGCCACCTGTCAGCTTATACTTAATGATAGTACCATTATCGCTAGTACTACTCTAGTTGTTACCGGAGTTGGTGTACTTAATATTTCTATTAATGGTATTACTGCTTCTTGTATCAGCACACAACCAGGTAACACTGTAACTACTGTTTTCGAGAGTGGAAATTTCTCTGGTAACGTCAACCCATTCAGTGGCGCCGCTAATGGAACTGTTCTAACCAAGAGCGCATCTAATCAGGCTGAATGGTTGGCTCCTCTCGTTCCAGCTATCTATGTAGATGCTCCTGCCCCCGCTGGGTTTACGTTTAATCCTGCGGTAGCTGGTACTTGGTATACGATATTTACTAATCTCAGTTCTGGCACAACACATGTTATCTTTCCAACCGTGACTCCAGGATTTTCATCTCCGGATGATGGTAAATGGATTGGTGTAAAAGATACCAATGGTGCTGTGAGCACCAATAATATTGTGGTTAGTACTACTGCTGCTGGAGCATTTGGAGCACCAGGCGGATTGCAAGATCCGAGAGATCCAACTGGTGCCACCTTTAGTACAACCCTTACTTTTAGTGCAAGCTCCGATAACTGGATTTCCGCAGCCTGGATGTATAACGCTGCAGGAGATACTTGGTTCCTAATAAATGTGCGATGAGGTAACTGATGGTTAACAAAAATTTCCTTTTTAAAACAGTTGACGGCTACATCATCTCTGATGGTTACGCCATCAATCTACCCGAAGATTTTCACTCAGTTATGAAGTTAGCTATTGTGGGTGGTGATGTTCCGTTATTCAACAGCGGACTACTACAAACCAAGTGGTATAAGTTAAGCGGCTCTCAAATTATCGTATCTTACCTGGGTGATTTTTGGTTGGTATACAGTTAATTGTAGCGGCGAACTATTACTCTCAAGGTATATAAAACACAACGTTCGAGGATCATTATGACTTCTGCTGACAAACTGCTAAAACTTGCTGCCCGTTTTGCTGAGAAAATTGCCTTAGCTCAGGCGCAAACTGCTCAACCAGGAGACATTGATAATGCTCTGTCCCGAGCCGGCGCCAGACCATCCAGCAACGATATTGCTCCGCTGCTCAACACAGCTAAAGTCCCCGATAATGTTTCGCTAGACATTAGGGCAGTAGTTGATAAAAACATGAATGTCAAATTCCATGTAGCAGCTACACCAGCTCATGCTTCGGCTAACAGCTTAGCCGCAGTGCTTGATCGAACTTATGCTCCTAAAATGTCTAGCGCTCTTAAAGGATCGGGTCTAGTTGTAGATAATCCAGTTACTGTCAGCATCGCAAATTTTGCAGCCTAAAAGGTAGACAACTATGTAAAATTAACGGGGGTACGTCATGCCATTTCAAGAATTATTAACCGCAGCCCAAAAGTACTTCCCAAGTTTACAGATCAAATACAAAAATCAATCAGCCTTCATGAAGTTCCTAGGCTTCTTACTATTCTTCAATAAAAGCTTTATGACCGATTACACCACTACCATTGGTGATACAGTCTACATTCCTACTGAAAATTACATTAAGTTACGCCCTATTTCAGGTGCCGTCGTTTTCCTACACGAACTAGTTCATCTCTATGATCACAAGAGAATTGGATCCTTCTGGTTTCAACTATCTTATATGATGCCACAGATTTTCGCTCTACCGGCACTACTACTCTTTCTAATTAGCTGGAAGCTTGCGTTACCAGTTATTATCTTATTTTTACTACCCATTCCATCTTATTTTCGAATGAAGTATGAGCGTAGGGCTTATTACTCCTCTATCCACTGTCGAATTTGAAACTGATATTCTTATTGCTCTCGATAGTTTCAGCCATCATTTTAGAAAGCATATGGATATCTTTTGGATAAATTTGCACGTAATCATT